AATAGCCCATACAAGTTCTTTACAAGGGTGATTGAAATTCATACGCATACTTTTCATACCATCTTCATTAGTAGAAGATGGTATATTGTCGGTTCCGGTAAATTGAAGTTGTTCTATTAAATATTCATGAGATAATTGAGCAAATCTTCTACGTTCATCTGTATCTAAGAATATATAGTCTATCCATAATGAGGCGGAATTTATTTCAGGAAAGGCAGCAGCAGAAGTAGCGGCGTCAGCTGCAGAAACAGAGCTAGCAATTAAACAATTTACTTTTGTTTCAAATTCAATTTTTACTTTAACTTCGTGATATTGAAGAGCAATTAAAGGAAGTGCTAAACCTACATTACGGCAAAACCAGAATTCAAATGGTATATATAATGTAGTATTTTTATTAGTTGTTATATCTTTATCCGCACCGACCATAGTATCATAAGCATATCTTTTGCCCATAGGTAAAGATAACTCATTCCATATGTATAACCAATCGGAATAATGTTTATCTATTTGTTGACCACCAATTTCTACTACTACGGATTTTATTAAGCGTAGACCTAAGTAGTTAACATATGAATCAGTAGCAGCAGTGCTAGTTTTCTTGGGCACATCAACTTGTAAATACATGCGATTAATTAAATCGCCGTTGCGCGATATTTGACAGGTTATTGTGTTTCCATATCCAACATTTCCATTAAATGTCTGCTGTATAGCTTCCATAGCGAAGTTAGTATGACGACGATAAACTACTTTAAAAAAGGTAATTTGAGGATTACCAGTTAAATAAACATCCTGAGCACCATAAGCTACTAATTGAAGAAGACCACCACCCATTTACGCTATATTCTTTATACTATTAGAGGAGAAAAAAATATAGATTATATGACACAAATTTAATTTTGTATATAAACCTTAATATTTATAATTCAAATATAATGATGTTTAAAGAGAAGTCATCAAAGAAAAAGGTCTCTGTTGATATAAATGAAACTTTTACATTAGATGCAATGCATAATAATATGATAAAGGATTTTGAAAAGAGCGATAAAGAAAAGTTGTATTTCAAAAATAAACTAAAATTTTGCGAAGAGGAAAAAAATAATATATTAAATATTATTAAAAATAGTACAGATAAAGATATAAATAGTAAATTATGGTTTAGTAATATAGAACTAAGCGAAGAAATATTAGATATAAAATCAAGATTAAATGAGTTAAATAAATTAGATGAAATAGAATATTATAAAAATACAAGTGATATATTATTTCAATATTATGATACTGTAAACAAACAGTCAGATATTAATCAAAATTTAAATTATTTAAAAGATGTAAATACTAAATCAAAAATATATAAGAAGGATAATAATAAAAAAAAGAAAGGTATTAACATTAATACAATCAACGTTTTGGAAGCATTAAATAATATAAATAATAAAAAACAAATTGAAGAAAAAACTTTAGATAACGAAAAAAACAATAGTTGCGAATATAATACCGGCGATAGAATTATTAGTAATTATAATAATAGTTATAATAATGATAATGATGATAATAGTTTTTATGAGAAGGGATTCATTGATAATGATACCGATAAGGATAAAACAGAAGCTCTACAAGATAAAAGTTCTTTAGTAGATAAATATATGGCGATAATAAATAATAAATATATCAGAACAGTTGAAGAAGAAAATATAGAAATTTGCAAGGTTTGTAAAAATAGTATGACATGTCTTCAATATGACGCAATAATAGTTTGTAATTTTTGCGGATATCAAGAATTATTATTAGTAGAGCAAAATAGACCTATATTAAAACAAAATACAAAGGATACTTCTCACTTTTGTTATAAAAGAATAAATCATTTTAGAGAATGGTGTAACCAAGTACAAGGAAAAGAAAGTACCGATATTCCAGATGAAATTTTTGAAAAAATTTTAATAGAGATTAAGAAGGAAAAGATTACAGATTTAAAGAAGATAACATATTTAAAAATGAGAGATATCCTAAAAAGACTGAGAATAAATAAATATTATGAACATATTAATTATATTATAAATAGAATTAACGGAATACCTACACCGCAATTTAGTCCAGAATTAGAAGATAAGTTGTGCAGTATGTTTAGAAGTATTCAAGCCCCCTTTTTAAAACATTGTCCTAAAGATAGGAAAAACTTTCTTTCATATAGTTATGTTTTATACAAATTCTTTCAAATATTAGGATTAAATGAGTATTTAAAGTATTTTCCATTATTAAAAAGTAGAGAGAAATTATATATTCAAGACCAAATATGGAAGAAGATTTGTATAGATTTAAATTATAAAATAATACCTTCCTTATAATTTACTAATATTAAAATGAGTACATAATTTTATTTTTCTTAAACTTTTATAAACTTTTATAAATTTCTAAATATTTTTTAATTATGTACTCATTTTTCACATATTACTTAAACCCAAATTATAGGTATTATTAATATAGGTATAATTTGTAGATAAATCAACCATATATAATATAATTGCAATTATAATTGTTAATGTTAATATTGTAATAGGTTCGAAACTTTTATATCTAATAAATAAAGCGATGATAGATACTATAAAACTTAGTAATATATAATATAATAAAACTTTTATATAATCACGACTCATTATTCTACCATATTAAAATATTTTAATATAAAAACATATAAGATTAAATATCTTAATATATATTAAGAATAAACAATATGACTGATGTGCAGAATCCAACACTTGTATCCACAAAAGAGGTAGATTATTTAGACGAAGATAAACCTATTAGAGGGCAAAATTTTGTTCTAGTTTCTTTTATTAGTCCTGAAGATGTTATTGTAAATAAAGAAGCCTATATCTTTACCAAATTTACTGAAAAATTCAGCGGAGATATGAAAAATCTTCTAGAAAGTATTAAAGAAAAATATCCAGATCAAAAAGATATGGTTAATACTATCATTGAAAATAATAATTACCTATTTAATCACGTAGAAATGAATGAGCAATTAAATTTTTTCAAATCAGTTAATAGCGAAGAATTAGAAAAGAATTATCATATTGATAATAACTTTATTACTTCTATTCGTGGAATTAAAGTAAGAGGTACTTTTGATACTATTGAAGAAGCAAAAAATCGTTGTGAATTTTTGAAGAAAATAGATAATAAATTTAATATTTATATTGCTCAGGTAGGTTGTTGGTGTCCTTGGTCTCCTAACCCAGAATGTCTTGAAAATCAAGAATATGCTGAAACTCAACTTAATACTCTAATGAAAGAGTATAAGAAAAATATGGACAATCGCGATGTAGTTTTTGAAAGCAGAAAACAAACAATTGCTTCAAATGCTGCTCCTGTTGGAACTACAGTTGGAACTACTAGTGAAAATATTAATGAAGAAGTAGATAATGTAGAACTAAGCGAAATAAAAGAAGAACTTGAAAAAGTTGATGCATGGAATCAAAGACATGTTGATTAGAATTATTTATATTTTTATTATTTTTTTAAACTCTTAACTATAACGTGTGTTGCACCATCTATTATAGATTGTTGCATTTGCTGCTGTTGCATTTGTTGCTGTTGTATTTGTTGCGGTTGCAATAATTGAGTATTTGTTTTAGTAGTTGGAAATATAAAAGTAGACATTGGTGTTGATGTTTGTTGTTTTTTTGACTTATATTTTATTTCAATATATTTTTCAACAGTTTTAATTAAACTCTTTATTTTATTATTATAAAGAGAATTATTAATTCTGTGCACACCACTATTATCGTTTATATTATAAATTACAATATTATTGGAAATTACTATACAACAAATATTTTTTGATCTAGTATTAAAGCTATAGTTTAGTATTTTCTCAATAATATAATTTTTATTAGAAGACGCGCTATGTATATAAGAATTATCTTTGTTTTCAAATGAAATTATACTGCTACTATTAATAAATTTATCTAAAAAATCTTTTATAGTACTTATATAATTACTAGCTATTTTAACAGGAACAATTTTGTTAGTATCTTTATCTATAAAAACTATATATTTATCTCCCATAGTTTAATTATATAATATATAAATAATATTATAAAATTATAAAAAAATAATGTAAATCAAATTATATTAAATTATATTAAATTATATTAAATATATAGCATCAAAATAACTACCTAATTCAAGACCATTTATTTGTACATGTGTTAATAGATTATTTACGATATTTTCAAACATATTTTTATAGTCATCTATATTATGCGAACCTCTATATATACCTCCGCTAACATATACTAACAATGCAATTGTACATTTACTTTGTACCATCGAAATTAATCCGGCAAATAAGGCAGCTTCAACACCTTCCATAAATTTATCAAAACGCTTTGCAGTCATATCGTTATATGTTCGAAATACAGAATTAATTGGTCCTTTTGTTCCCGGGTTATTATTATTAGGACCAGATACAAAAACCAAGGTAGTTTTATACTGGTTTTCATAAATATACTGAGACCCTTTATATTGGTAATTTTTATCACTTAAATATACATTTTCTACAGTCCATGCATCTGCATAATCTTTAGGTACAGCATATCTATAATTTATACCTTGAATGGTTTTGTAATAATTTTTTCTATCTCCTCTACTCGCTGTAGGATATAAAAGACCCCACCTATTAAAAATAGTACATTGAAATAATTTATTATAATATTCTTTTTTTTCATCTTCATCTATTATATTTTTATTATTAGCATAAGTCATAAACCAATTAGACATTATATCTTCTTCTTGTGTTCTATGATTTTGATGAATATTACCTATAGTACCATCAAAATTTCCACAACCACCACCCGGTCTTCCTGAATTTGCTGCTATTAATGTTCCAATTTTAGGTGGATTATTACCTGAATATCTATTGTATATATTTGCACCTATACTTGTCATACCATTTTTATTTTTTTCTATCTCTACAACTTGTATTTCATTACCTTTTCTATTTTTTGTAAAATTAAGTAATTCTGGTATTAATATATTAGTACTATTATACTCTTTAAAATCCAAATAGTGTTTATCATATCTATATGAATTATATGACATATACTCTTTTTTCCCTGTATGCATCTGTCGTAACATATTAAGACACTCCTTGTCAACAACAGGAGACTTAGGAGACTTAGGAGACTTAGGTCTATTAAATCCATCTGGATTAGGGAAAGGGTTTGCAGATGGATTTAAAGTACGTTTTGCAACCGTGTCTTTGGTACCTAAAGTACCTCCAGTTCCACCTATTATAATTTTACGAGAACTATTAATATGTTTTACTATAATCCCATGTAATTTTTTAATTTTAATAGAGTTTAAATAATCATTTCTGTTCATATTAATTTTATAGTTTTCAAATATTTTATTAGAAATTAATATAAATGCATCATTCTTCTTAACAATAATATAAGCAATATTTCTATATAATTTTACATATTTGTCATTAAGATTATTAGTTAATTCTTTAATAATTTCTGTTTTATTTAAATTAGTATTTTTTGATTTCCAGAAAAAATCACCTTTCATATTTTTATTGATCGACATTTTAATAATTTTATTATCATTTGTAAATAAATACTTTTTTAGAATAGAAGATATATTCATCTTAGATAAATTAATTGGAAAATATTTAATATTTTTTTTACTATCTTCTATATCAATAAATACTATATATTTTTCCATCATTCCTTATTTAATAGTATATATAATAGTATTACAAAAAATAATTCTATATTACTTTATTAAGAATGAAAGCAATAGCGATATTTCTACTTTTCATAGGTACTATATTAATAGTACAAGGGTATTATAGTAAAAAAGACAATAAATGTGAAAAAGAGAAGGTAATTATTAAATATATCCCTCGAAGTGTATATGAAGATCAAATGAAACCCGAGGAAAGTCTTGAAACTTATTATAAAGGAATGTTTGAAAATATAATATTAAAATAATTATTTTTATCCTTAATATTATTAAATGGATATATTAAGAAATATTGAAAAAAAATTATTAATTATTTTGAGCGATAAAGACAAAATTGACATTTCTAAAATTAATAATTTAAAAGGAGATATACGTGTTTATGTAGAAGATATTGATAAGAAAAGAGAGATAATAACAGGTAAGAAAAATAAATATATAGAATTATATCATAGCAAACGATTAAATAATGAAGAAAAATATGAAAAATATTTAATTGAAAAAGAAAATCTTATGAGCAATTTAATAAAACACAAAAACAAATCTGCGCTACATGATTATCTAAATCAAAAATTAGAGTATAATGCTAATATCCCTGATATATACACTTATGAAAACATATCATTACATGAAGAACGTCCTACACGCGACCCCACAAAAATAAATGCTAATCCGGTTAAACTACCCTCTAAGCCTAAACAAAAAGAGGTAAAAGAAGAAAAACCTGATAAGGAATGTCCTGAAGGTAAAGAGATAAATCCTGTTACTAAACGCTGTGTTAAAATATGTGATAAAGATAAAATAAGAAATCAATTAACGGGAAAATGTGAAAAAATCAAAACCAAAAAGACAGACAAAGTAGACAAAGTAGACAAAGTAGACAAAGTAGACAAAGAATGTCCTGAAGGAAAAGAGATAAATCCTATAACAAAACGTTGTATTAAAATATGTGATAAAGATAAAACAAGAAACCCTAAGACAGGTAAATGTGAAAAAATTAAAAAATAATAAGCATATATTTCTATATATATTATTTCTCTTTTTTCTGAAATATTATTAGATACTCTAATAAATAAATGTATACAAGATTAGATGAAATTGTTGATAAAAAAAGCAATATATTATCTAAAATATTAAAGGTCGATCCTAAAAGTCTTAAAGAATCAAAACTTTCACAATCACATAATTCAGGAATTGATACTAATATGATTAGAAATATACAAGAGAGAATTAATAACCGTCTATTTAATCTCTCAATTGCAGATTATGAATTAATGTGTGGCAATAAGATGATATCTAAAATGATGTCTAAAGTTTTGAATTGTGATGAGAGACAACTTAAAAAATTCTGCAAATATATAAATGTCTTCAAGGAGAATATCAATTCATCTCCTAAATCTATCAAAAACAAAATGATTAGTAAAATAAGTCTAAATAAATTACCTGAAGAATTGAGAACACAAATAGTAGAGAAGTACAAGAGTTTATTTCCAACTAAATATGTTTTAAGAGATTGGGTACCTACATATAAAATAAATTTGAGTACTTTATCACGAAATCCAAATGCAATAGATTTTTTAAAAGCAAATCCTAAAAATATAGATTGGGTTTGGTTATCATGTAATCCTAATGCTATTGAATTATTAAAAAAAAATCGAGCTAAAATAAATTGGGATAATCTATCTATGAATCCAAATCCAGAAGCTATAGAATTATTAAAAGCAAATTTTGGTAAAATAGATTGGTATAATTTATCAAAAAATCCAAATCCAGAAGCTATAGAATTATTAAAAGCATATCCTAAAAAAATAAAATGGGAGTATTTATCAGAAAATTCAAACTCAAATATTATTGAACTTTTGAAAGAAAAAATAAAATTAGAAAATAATTTAAGCAGCGATGATTTAGATGATTTACCTAATTATAAAAAAATAGATTGGAGTGTTTTATCAGCAAATCCAATTGTGATAGAATTATTAAGAGCAGATCCTGAAAAAATAGATTGGATAGATTGGAAAGAATTATCCGCTAACCCAAATGCTATAGAATTATTAAAAGCAAATCAAGGTAAAATAAATTGGAATAGATTATCTGCTAACCCAAATGCTATAGAATTATTAAAAGCAAATCAAGGTAAAATAAATTGGCAGGCTTTGTCTGCTAACCCAAATGCATTTGAATTATTAAAAAAATATCCTAAAAAAATAGATTGGGAATATGCATCAATGAATCCAGTTATATTCGAAGCTAAATAATTTATATTTTCTTTAGGATATATAATTATATATAATAATATACAATCTATTTAGGATTATAAAAAATTGCAGATAAAAAACTATATTATATACAATCAAATTTATACCCTAATATATATAGCGTCTCCCCATCCTTTTTCAGTAGTTATAGTAAAAACTCTAATAAATCCATTTGTAAATAAAAAATCATCTAGTTCTGTTATGGATGCACAATTTTTATACAACTCTATTTCATGTATCTTGCAATAAATAATTTTAACATTTTTAATAAATTTAATAGCACCTTTTAAAGCTAATAATTCAGCGCCTTGAATTGCAATATTCATAAAATCATACATCTTTTCATTAAGATTATAGAATGCTATAAATGTATCAATTGTAATACTTTTATTTTTACATTCTTCAATATATGAAATATTTGGATATACATTCTTATGTTCTAACATAGATAATATGCTAGATGATGACGTATCATCTGCTTTATTAAAAATAATAAGTTCATCGTCAATGTCTGTAATAACAGCATTGTAGACATTTATTATATTTTTATTTTTAGCAGCTTTTACTAATTCGTTATTCGCTTCAATCCATATAATATCTTTATTTGTAATACCTATGCTATTATATATATACATCTCCTCGCATAAATGCGCTCCTATGTGCAAACACCCACTAACTTTAATTTTTCTACTATTTAATAATTTAACTAATTCATCTAATGTAATTAACATTATATTGCGTTATAATATTAATTATCTTAATATAATATATTATTAGATTAATGTCAGTTTCAACAACTAAACCGCAATTGAATACAGGTAATGAACAAAACGATATAAATGATCCGGTTGTACAAGATGTTCTTAATGAATTTCGTGAAGAATTATTATCTTCTAAAAATAAAGAAAGTGGTATTAATTCGCATAATATGCATCAACAAAATATACCGCAGAATATGATGCCTCATCAATTAAATAATAATCAACAATTTTATAATAATCAAGGAATGCCTCCTAATATTCCACCAAATATGTCTGGAAATAATCAAAATCAACAACCAAATGTATTTTATCCACCCTTCATATCATCTCCGCCTCAAAATATGAATAAAAATGATTATATAATGTACATAGACATAGAATTGATAAAAAAAAATATAATAATAGTATTAATAGTATTTTTAATATATCATAGCGGTATAATAAATAATATATATGATAAAATACCAGATTATTTACAGGAAAATATTACAACTTTTGACGTGTATATTAAAACTACATTAATATTCATAATACTATATACAATATCTTATTTAGGATATGTATAAAATTGTCTAATAATTGTAAGAATATTTAATATCTTGTACCGCTACTCTATTTTCTTTTACTGAACCAAAATATTTATAAACATATAAACTTATGATAATAAACGTTATTATCATAGATATTATGGTAGTGCCTAGAATTACGCTGTAACTATCAGAATCATATATTTCTTTATTAATAACTATAAACGCTATTATCATAGAATTGTATATTAAAACTACAAAAGCATACACAATCATAAACAAGTAATGACTTGTAAAATATCCCCACAATAATGCCATAACCATTATAATGCTAACTATACTATATCCAATTATGATGAATACATTTTTAACAATATTATCATTTTCTGTTTGCGTTACAAATGTTTCTTTCATTTATATATACTATATATCTAATAATTATTAAGATAATTTATTATCATTATTTATACTTTTGTAAAATTCTTTCACATATATATTTGTTTTAAAAGAATTCTTATCTACGTCTATGATTCTTATAGAATTCAAATTTTTTGCACGAGATAATGCTGTATATGATTGTCCGCATGTAAATATATTAGGAA